GCCAAGAAAGCCGAAACTGGCGATGTCTCCGCCATCGAAACTCTCGAAACCCGGAAAAAAGAAAGAACAGTAAAAGACCTTAGAAATCAACTCTTTGGAATATGACTCAACTCGACACTCTTGACAAGATACACCCGGACCTGATATCCTCTTTCCTCACTACCGGGAAGTGTGATGGAATTCCTGCCGACGTACAGCTTTTCCTAAAGCAGCTCCAGTGGGCTGCTGAGATATACGAGTACGAACGTAACATCACCCGTGCAGCCAAACAATTGCGCCAGCGCATCAATGCCCAGCAGCAAATCAACATCGACGAACGTACCTGTAAGGCTCGTATCTATGCTGCAATTAATTACTTCAGCATTGATAACAATGTATCTATCAAGGTGTGGGAGTCGAATTATGCCGATAAGTATGAGGACTTAGCCAAACTCTGCGCTGCGGCTGAAGATTATAAAACGATGGGGAAATGTTATGCCGCTGCATTGGAATGCCGTCGCCGCGCCTCCGAAATCGCCGAAGCTGACCGCGACCTTGGCATCGTCTTCCTTATCTCTCCGGAACTCAGTCCTGAAGACCTCGGTTACAGCAAAGCCTCACTCAAGGAAATTGCCGCCAAGCACAACAAAGGCTTCTACCTCAATCTCATTGACAGCCTTCCTATAGAGAAAGTTGAAAAGAAACGTCTTCTCCGCGATGCCGATATCCAGGAGGCGGAATACGAAGAACTAAACGAGGAATAACATGGGAATAGAACTGTATAGCCAATCCTCAAGCTCTCTGTCATCTTCAGAGAGTACCTTCGACGCAACAACGAGCTTCGAACGCTACTACATGAACCAGATGCAAATTCAGGTCAATGTCATCGACTCCAACAACGTGTTTGCCGAGGTTGCCCGTGCCGGAGGAAAGACCGAAGGTATCACCGGCCCCCGCATCATCCGTGTGGCCAATGATATGCCCGGTGAACTTTCCTTCCTGGTACATAAGACCTACGTCGCCCTCATGACCAATGTCTGGCCAAACCTACAGGCCTACTTTTCCAAGCCCGTCACCGTCGCCGGTAAAGTCCGCCCCATGCTTGAGTACGGCATCGACTACGTTGTTGGCGAAGCCAAACTTCCATCGCACTTTCGCCGACCTCGATATCCCATATCGTACCCCAAGCATAGCGTCGTCTTTCGTGATGGCCATCACATCCAGCTCGTCAGTTCCGACCAGCCCGAATCCGTCGCCGGACGGTCTGCCGTCCATGCCATCATCGAAGAGATGAAGCACAACAAAGGTGAAAAGCTGAAAACCCGTTTGTTCCCCTCACTTCGTGGATCCAGTGCCGATATTCGTCGCTCTCCATACTACCAGGGCATCACCGGTGTATCCGATACCGCCCGCGTTGACCTTGGCGAAGACGACTGGTTCGAAGAATACGAACGCCACATGGATCACAAACTTCTGGAAGAAATATCTACCGTTGCACTTCACGTAAATGCCGCTATCTATCAGAAATACAAACTGATAAATGCACAACGCGAAACCACCAATCCCGTCACCCTTGAGCGCATCCGTCTTGAAATCATCAAGCAAGACCGCATCATCGCCCTTTGGAATCCTCGCCTGGCCGACATGCGCCGGAACGCCACCCTGTATGTCCGTGCCAGTTCTTTCTGTAATAAGGATATCCTCGGTCCTAAGTTCTTTAAAACCCAGCTCGAAACCCTCGACATGGATGAGTTCCTTACTTCCATTTGTGCCATCCGTCACAAGGAAGTGATTAATAAGTTCTTCGCCAGCTACAACAAGGAAAAACACCAATTTTCCGATAGCTACATTTATGAGTCCATTCTGAAACTCGACCTTCGGGAACACTTCATCCTCACAGCTCGATATCTGAAATACTACAGCAAACACGATGAGCTTCTTGTAGGTTACGACCCCGGCCATTTCTCATCCCTGACTGTTGCTCAGGAAAAGAATTCCGGTCGTCAGCTCCGGGTGTTGAAGGAGTTCTATTGTTGTTATCCGGACGAACAAC